ACAGAATATGTGACGCCTTCTTCTGAAAGTGCTGCAATTAAGTCTGCCTTGTTTTTTAGTCCTTCTGTATCGACTGCAAAATCTTCTGCAATCTTTTTAAGCTCTGCTACTTTTAATGTCTCAAATGACATATATTTCTCCTTAGTTTAGGTACATTCATTATATCATTAATAAATTTAAATGAAAAGCCCCTGAATTAATTTTCAGGGGCTTTTCTTAAATATCTACCTAATTAATTAGGAAGCTACCTTAACGTTCTTAACTACAACCCAAGCATTTGCTTGTTCGATTTGGACGCCAACACGAGTATACATTGTGTACTCAATTGAGTCCTTACGTGGCCAGAAGAATCGGTAAACAGTTACATCACGCTTGATACCAATAACAACGTTATTTGGGAATGTCAAGTGGACGTCTCCGTGGTTTCCTGTCTCTCCTGAGTAATCGCCATCCTGTGATTCAGGAAGCAATGGTACTTCAATGATTGGAATACCAAATGCGTATGGCGCAACATATCCTGCTGGACCACCAACAACTGGAACATCTCCACGGATGATGCCTGAAGCAATATCCTGTGGGTTAACGTTCTGGATGTTTTGTGATGTTGAGTATAAGTAATCCTGGATCAAGTTTGATCCCGCAAGGAAGCGAAGGTCTGTACGACGTTGCTTGTACTTACGTGGAAGTGCCTTAAGTGCTGAGTTGAATACTGCACGAGAAATGGCAGCTCCACCAGCATCGACAACGTTACCGTATGTCTTAGCCTTCTTAACTACACCGTTAAATGCCTTATAAAGTGCATCTCCTGTGAGTGCTGTGTTACCGTTTAGGATAACATCTTCGATGTCATTTCCAGCCTGTGTTGCAAGAAGTCTTGCAATATGATCTTCTAGATCTGGACCTTCAATGTTGTCTTCTAGAGACTCTGTTGAGAGTTCCCAGTCAAGACGAAGCTTCTTTGTTGTCAAAGAAATCTTTGAGAATGTAACTGCTGAGTTTGAAGCAGTATCTGAACCTTCAGTTGCTAGCTTCATAAGCTTCTCACCAACGCCAATACGGTCAATCTCGGTTGTGTCTGACTTCATACGGACTGTACGTGCGACTTTACCTATTACGGTTGCATCGAACATATAATCAAGGAAGCGAGCAGACTGTTCTGGATTAAGCAAACCACCGTTACCATTTTCTGATGCGGTATGAATACCTGCTCCACCTGTTGTGGAAGCAAATGTACCTGTTGCTGTTGTTCCAGCTGCAATATCTTTTAATAATTCATTGCTCATATTTTATTTCACCTACCCTTATTTGATTAAATCTGATACGGAACCGAGGAAAGAACCGTTCCATTTTGATTTTTTGATTACTACTCCCTGAGATCCGCCAAGATCTGAGGACTTCTTAATTGCAGTCTCACCTTCTACTGCATCGACACGCTTTTCAACGCCGTCAATTGTGTTCTTTATATCTTCTACAGCCTTGCTTAAAATAGCATGCTGTTCTGCCAACTCTGAAATTCTTCCATCTACGCTCTTGCTGAATGACTCAACAGTATCTTTAATGGTTAAAACTTGGTCTGCATTTGTTTGTGCAGCCTTATTTAGAGTTTCTGAGAAAAAGCCTTTTAAATCACCAAGCATCTTTGCAAAATCAGGTTCATCAACCATAACTTCTGATACGTCGGCTGCTTTTTCCAGAGATTCGGCAGGAGCGTCTGCAACTGCATTTTCTGCAGGAGCTTCTTCAGCTGTTGGCGTTTCTTCAACGGCAACTGTTTCTTCAACAGCGGTCTCTTCAACCACTGTGTTTTCTGTGTTTTCTGACACTTCATTACCTCCTTCTGCGTTTGCCTGTTTTGCAATTGTTTGTGTATCAGGCAACGTAAATCTTGATTTCTTAAATGAATCAAGAATCTTTTGTACTTCGGCAGACTTATTAATGTCTGATTTTTCTACCCATCCGATAATAGACGCTGGCTTTCCAGTGATTGGTGAATCAAATGTTTTTTCTGCAGAAAGGAATACAGAGTTGCTTTCTTCACAATAAAAAATATTTTCTGTTACGATATCTGCAACCATTCCTTTAAATATCATTGTGCCATTTGCTTTTTCAATTGAAAAAATATTACACAATTCATTTGCTGGAGAGTCGACAATTGAAAGTTCTACTAGATCATAATCTTTAATAAATCTTACAGATTGCCCTGTTGCTTTATTAACTTCATTGTCTGAATCTTTAATTTTTCCGCCAATTGAAAAACCAGTAAGTGTGCCGTCTAAAACTTTTTCCCAGGTATCTTGTGCGCCCTTTGAGATGTATGAGGTTACATAAACGCCATTATAAAAATTTTTTGAATCTTGATCGTAGTATGTTTCTGGCTTAAAAGAAACAACTTTGCCTACTGCGAGTGGCTGATGCATTTCTCTGAGATTGCCTCTAAAGTTTTCAAAGGCCTTAAGGCTTGCATCTGCTGTTACAACATCACCTGTTTGGTCAACGTTGTCTAATGTCGCAAAACCTGAGACTGTTCTTTTCTCGATATTTACCTTTGTAAAGGGAACCGACAAATGAAGATTTTCCCCATTTGATGACCAATAAGATTTTTCGATATTCATATGCTTAATTTTATAGGTATATACATCAAAAGGCAAATAACGGTTGAGTAGATTATTCTACTTTACTGCCGTCGCCTTTTGGATTTCTGGCTTCTCCAGAAATATCTGGGGAATTATTTTGTCTCTCTTGATCTCTGGTTCTTGTCTGCCCAGCCTGAGCTCTAATTTCTGCCTGCTGTTGTGGCTTTAATTGAATAACTTCGTCTCCGCCCTCAATTGGAATTTTACCCATTCTTAGTCGGACTTCGTTTGGAGTAATAACCTGCATTCTCAAATATCTCTCATCAATCTTTGACTGAGTATCTTCATCTGTAAGGCTAAGCTCATTAAATTTAATTTGAACCGCATCTGTTTTTTCAGCAATAATTAAATTAATTTTTTTCTCTAATCTCATTTGTGCTGGTCTGCAAACCTGCTCTTTAAATGTTTTATCTGCATCTCTGGCTGCTGCTAAATTAATTCCTTCAGGAATACCAATTTTAGAAATTGGTGTTCTATGGGCCAAAAGAATTTCGTCTCTATTTGCCTTTCGGTAAACATTAAATGATGATTCCTGTGATCCCGCCTCTATTGGCTCCATCTTAAATTCAACTTTTGAGTCAGGAGTATCTGCTGGAAGCGGGACATAAAGTGATCTATGATTTTTGCCCTTTAACCCAACCTGAAAAAACTCAAGTAGTTTTCTTTCTGATTCTGGAGAAAGCTTAGCACCTTTAACGGTAATTATATATCTTGGTACTGCTTTATTCTGGAAGTAGTCAAGGTTATATTGACCAGAAAATTCATTTCCAGCAAGTGCTACCTGGGCAGCTATGATGTCTGGGATTCCATAATAATTATCCATTGGCGTATATTTTTTTAAATGAATAATTTCATTGGGTCTTTCTAGGCCACCTGCAATTTGGTTTGGCGTTTCTTGATCTCCAAAGTTTCTGAAGAAAACTGCCTTTCCATAAAGTAATTGCATGAATCCATCACGAAGTCTTCTGACACGCATTGTCTTTGCTGGGATATGGCCTATATAACCAATATCTCCACGGGTTGTTCTGCCTATTTCAATGAAGCCGTTGCCAGTTGCCTCTAAATCTGTATATGCCTTAATGAGAGTCTCTGTAAATGTTTCTTCATCATTTACCTCTTCTAACCACTGCTCTAAATCTTGTCTTAGTTTTCCAAGCTTTTTTCTAGCTCTTTGTAATTGTTTTTCATCGGTGATTCCGTCTAAAGCATCGTTTGTTTTTCTTGTTTCATCAAACTGATATCCAAGACCAACGATGTTTGCAACTTTTGCATTAATTGCTGCATAGTTATATGTAGAAACTTCATAGATTTTTGAAAGATATTCTAGGTTATATATTGGTTGAACTAGGTCAAACATTGCATAGCCAGTGATGGCCTGTGCTAATAAATTCTGCTGTGTTGATGCACTATCTATTCCAGTAAAAGATTTTGAAAATTCTCTGCTAAGCTTTCTGCGAAATGCTGGACTTAATCCATTTAGTTTTCTAATATCATCTAATTGAATCTGAAATGGATCATCGTGCTCTGTTTCTTTTTTAAAAGAAAACCAGTCTGCGACGCTAGATAATTGAATCTCATCGTTTACTTCTGGGGTCTCATCAATATGTTCCATTTTTATCTCCCTGGCACTATAAGCTTTTTCATCTCATCCTTATAGCTTCCTATATCTAGTGGGTCTGGTACTAGACCTAAATTAAGTCTTGACTGCTGATACTCATATTCTTCATCATCAATCTTGCGTCTTCCCGACAAAAATAATGGCTGTCCTCTGTCTATACCATAACCAGAAACAGCTTTTCTGAGAGCCTCAATTCTTTCTTTGTTATCTTTCATTGATGTAATTGATAGGTAATTTCCTTCGTCGTCTCCGACCCATTTCCCGTCAATTTCCCATACATAAATGCCGAGTGTTGTTTCCTCGTCTAAAACCTTAGTGCCAATCTTATTGAAGTCCATAGACACTCATTCTACCATTATCTTTTATTTAAGTCCAGCTTTTGTCAGGATGACCGACAGATTTAAACGTTTTGAATCACAAGCCAGTCATTATCGAACAGCTCAAATGCATTTTCTGTCAGGGAGAAGGACGCTTCAGATATTACTGTTGGGTCTCCATTTATATAAATTTGGTAGTGATCAGAGACAATTCCAGAGTCTATCTCGTAGTCATACATTGATATATACTGATATAGAGATTCAGAGCCTCCATCTGTAGAATAACCCATCTTAACTGAATTTATTATCTGCTCCTCAAAAACAAGTACTACGTGGTACATTTCTCCAGCCTTAAAAACATTTGATATTGAAGTTTGAGATGTTTTATCTACCCCATTTACATATATTTTTTTAATATTATCTTTGGTAATAGCTCCAGAAGAAGCCCATGTGTAAGCAACTCCTATATCTCTATTTACCTGTCCTGCGTCATAGGAGGTCGTATAAGATGAGTTGTACAGCCCTCCACTAACTATATCTAGACCAGTGTAAGAGGTATTGTATAGGCCTCCAGAGAGCTCTATAATGGTAGGATCAACCCTGTATATAAGCCCGCCGCCAGACAAGTCTTTGGGGGTATAAAAGAATTCCATTGATGTAGAAAGTTTAGATAAATTTAAATAAAATCCAGAATCTTCTTTTGTGCAAATGCCTCCGTACTTATT